CATGAAATCCGCGCAGATCGTTTCCTTGATTTCCTCGATCGTTCTCATCGTACCATAAAGTCTATCTCGATACCCATAAACCCGATACCGCCGTAAGGTGCCATTGATATCTCGTCGGAGGAAAGCTCCGTCGCCGGGCGGATGTGTTGCGCTTCATATCGTGCCAGTACGGAATTATCGACCGCCGGAACCGTTTCGAGAGACGCCTCCGGTGCCAGCGGTTCGGAGATGCTCGTGCCGTTTGCCGCTGCGAGGTCGAAGGCCGCCTCTACGCCGCCGCTGGTTTGTACCGCTATGTCGAGCAGGCTTTGCCTGTCTTGAGGTGTAATCCGTGCCATTATTATTCTATCGTTATCAATCCGTCTTTGACTTCGACATGCGACACGGACAATCCGCACACCTGCAACATCGCTTTTGTATCTGCTGTCCACGTCGGATTATAGGTTCCGCCGAGCATCTTGAGGGTTTCGGCTCCGAGCAGTGGGAACTCCTTGAACTCCCCACGCATGGCCTGAAGCACCGCTTCGGCCGTCTGCGCCGTCGTATCACCCACGACCAGCGCACCGCTGCGGACCATCAAGTCGCCCGTTTCGGGGTCTATCATTATCCCTCGCATCGCCTCAATGTTTTACCTTCGCGTCCTCGTAGTCCGAAGCCCTGACCTCGGGCATAGCCTGAGTGACGGCCGGAACCACGACCGGGGCGGGGTTCGACTGCGCCGCCGCGGTTCCTGTGACGGGTACCCCTCCGACGGGTATCGTATGCGTATGGGTGTTGAACGCCCGGATCAGCTCGTTGAACTTCTCCGTGAGCTGTTCGATTTTCAGCAGTCCCCCGAGCTTGCCGCCGTTGAACTGCACCCCCTCGGGAGTGATTCGGAAGGAGGTGTCGCCGAGGGAGGCGTCCACCACTTCGGCGTCCACGGTGATCCGCGTCTTGCCTATCGAGAGCCGGGCCTTGTCGATCTTGTCGCACAGAACCACGGCCGCCACGGCCGGGGTGATGAACGCCACGATGACGTAGCTCCCGACGGCCGGGAAACAGACGACGCCGGTGTCCCCCTCCTGGTTGGCCTGGAGGTTCACGCCCACGAGCGGAGCGCTCTCGTCGAGAGGCGTGCAGTCCACCGTGCGGGCCTTCTCGTCCACGCTATCCACGGTGCAAACCTTACAATAGATTTCGGAACCCGTCATGGCGAGCCTTCGTATGGCTTCTGCGAGTGTCATTCTGCGACTTTTTGTCCTATGGTTATTTCTTGTCGGAATCCTCCGGTTCCGTACTTGATCACGTTCTTCTGCACTTGATAGATTCCACGGCGCACGCCATCGATCTTGATTCCGATATGGTCGAGTTTGTCGATCAGCACGGCCCCGAATGTGGTAAAGGTTCCTTTAAGACCATCGCGTTTGAGGCGGCGAAGCTCCTGTTCCGCCCATGCCTTGAGTTCTTGCTCGGTCTTGTTGTAGGTGTGCAGCGTCCGCTTCTCTCCGTCGGCATCCCCCACGTCGATACGGATTCGTTTGTTGTCCGGTTGCAGGGATATGGCCCGCACCTTGATCTTCACGTCTGCCGCTGTCTGTGTGTCGAGTTGTGTGTCGTCGATCAGGTTCACTCCGGTAGCGAACACCTGACGGCAGGCCGCCTCCCGCTCGAACAGCACGCCGCAATACAATACGGGGGTGTCGTTCTCGATGAGGAAGAAGGAGCGAATACCGCCCTGATCCTTGAGCTGCCCGAGCAGTTCAGTCACGGTATTCGCTGTCACGCGGTATTGTCCGATGTGCTGCTCGCCGAATACCCTGAACTGCACGCCGAGTTCTTGATCCCGGAGTATCTGTTCCACCGTGGCCGACTTATAGGAGAGTTTTTTCGCCTCTTTCTGCTTGAGTTGGAACATATAATCTTCGCAATGAATTTCGATCGGGGTTTTCAGCCCTATCGTGGTGACGAATCCCCGAAAGGCAAGCTCCAGTTCGTCATCATATCCCAGCCATACGGTCACTTCGTCGCCTCGCTTGATCGGGATGCGCTCTTCGTTCTGCCAACGCACCTTCTTCGGGAGCTTCAGCACGCACGTATCCGTGAGCGTGTCCGTGTCGCGGGTAATCTCCACTTCGGCGACCTTATCGAACTCCCACTTCTTGCCCGTGCCTTTGATTTCGATTTTGGCGGTCAGTTTGAACATCGTTTGAATGACGGTTAAACGGCGTTTAATACTCGGTACATTTGATTACATAATCTTCATCGGAGAAGGCCCGCACGTCGATCGTCTGGCGGTTCGACCATGTTTCCTGATTGAGCGAGAACCTCGACACTACGATGCGCGAAATGCCGAACAACTCGAAGAAGGTGCTCGATACTTTCACGGCTTGATTTTCGTCGAGAAACTTCTTTACCTCCCTAATCCCCGCTTCGGGATATTCGTCCACGATCACCCCGTCGCGCACGGCCACGATACCCACTGAAAGCGATATCGAATAATCGCCCAGACAGATGTATTCCTTGATCGTGCCGCCCAGTCCCACGAGCTGCGTGCGGATGATGTGTTTCTCCTGCGAGATGTTCACCGTGGCGTCGTTGATGACCAACGTGCTTTTATCTTCGCGGGTCAATACGAGTTTAGTCAGGGCATAACGCGATTCCCAATATTTGGATTCGGTAATCGGTAAAGAGAGTCCCTTTCCTGCGATTTCACCGCCGTGTCCCTCCCAGGAAGGTTTTTTTGCATTTTCCTGCGATGGCTGGAATCGACACAAGGCCAGACGTGCCTGTTGTGCGACACCTGCGGCGACGAACGCAAAACTTATCGGTTGGAACGTTCCCATCATCCTGCAAAGTTTATATCGTTTACGGCGGCTACCACGGTCTCGGTAATCATATCTTTCACCCGGCCGACATCCTCGCGCAAGTTCGTCGTGTGGATTTCGAAACGGTCGATCAGCTTGTCGATATGTACGGTGATGTTGCGTATTTTGTCGGTCTTCGGCGCTGCGGCCGCAACGGTGGCTCCGGAGGTCTGCAACCCTGCGGCAAGCGGATCAGGCGTCGGCAGTACACCATCCGAGGACGGTTCTCCTGCAGATGCCTTTTCTTTGGCTGCGGCCTCGGCCTTCGAGCGGGCGATTTCCTCGTCGTAGGCTTTGGTGAAGGCGGAACCGACCTCGGCCCCGAACTGGGAAAATCCGCCCTTCATACGCTGAATTGCCTCCCGGATGCCCTTGCCGTCGAACTTGAACGCCGCGACGATCAGGTCGCCGATCCCGCCGAAAACGTTTTTCGCAAGCTCCCAAATACCCGAAAATACAGCTTTGAACGAAGCCCACAACCCCTTGAGCGTTGCGCGGAATTTGACCGAAGTATTCCAAAAATGAATGCCGATTGCCGCAAGCGCAGCGATTGCCGCTGCGATCCAGCCGACGAGCGGGATGCTCATGATCGCAACGCTCACGGCCCGACATGCCGTTACGGCCGCCAGTTTGAACGTCGCAAAGCCCGCCGAGGCGATCCCTGCGAATGTCGCCGAGGCCGTACCGCCTGTTACCAGCGAAAGGATATACGCGCCGAGGGCCTTGATTCCCGACCAAAGTCCGACGGTAGCGAACCGCACTGCGGCGACAGTGGCCTGGAGGATATTCCTCCCGAATCCCAGCGCCTGAACCTTGCCGATACTCAAATAGCCGTTATACATCTGAAGTGAGAGGATCGCGCCGCTCATGGCTCCGATCGTGCTGCGCCACATCCCCGCGAAATTCAGCGTCCGGATGAAGGCGATACCCTTACCAATCCCGATGAGTAGCGGCGTGATCTGTGCCAGCGGCACGAGCGAGCTGACGACGACCTCGACCCAAATGCCCCAGTCGCCCGAGGCGTTGAACAGCGAGATTTTAAGGTCGTCGAACCGCGCACGGACACGCGAGAGCCGTTCGTTGTAGCTCTCCATGATGATCCCGGCCTGCTCGACGGCCGTGTTCGTCCCGGTGATGGCTCCTTCGTAGCGGCGGATTTCGTCGATACCCTGCACGAGAGCCATCGCCGCGTTGCTGTTCTCCATGCCGAAAAGCTGAGAGAAAAGCGCCGAATCCTTGAGGACGACTTTCAGCGGCTCGAGGCGCTCGGCCAGCGTCCGCGTCTTGTCCGTCAGCAGCCCGACGTCCACCCCTGCGACCTGCAGCTCTTTGAGCGTCTCCTTCGGAAGGAACCGCCCGCGGCTCAGGATCATCATGACGTTGCGCAGCGCAACGCCGCCTTCGGCGCCTTTCTTTCCGGCCTTGTCGAGCACCTGGATCGCAGCGTTGGTCTCCTCGAACGACACTCCGGCGCCTTTGGCTGCCATGCCGCATTGCTCGAGGGCCACCTTGATGGCCGGAAGCTCGGCGGAACCCTCCTTGCCCGCGGCGGCCATGACGTTCATCATCTCGGCCATGCGGCGTGCTGCCTCCATCGGGTCGGCCAGCGAGACGCCGTACTGGTTCATCGCCGTGGTCAGCACCTCGGCGGCGGCCGTGGCATCACCGCCCATCGTCTTGCTCAGGATGGCGATGTTGTCGCCCATCGCGCGGAGCGCATCGGGGTATTTCGCCAGCTCGGGAGACAGTTGCGAAAGCAGCAACTTGTAGGACTCGATCGATTGCGCTGCCGAGCCGCCGAAGGTCTTGGCCGTTTCGCGGGCATACCCCTCGATCCGGCGGAGGCTCTCGCCTGTTTCGCCCGATATGGCCGAAAGATCGGCCAGCGATGCGTTGAGCGCGGCGCCTGGCTGCAGGGTCTCCTGCATCGTGCGGCCCACGCCCTCGACGTACTGCGTGAACTGGTTCAACGCGAGCAGCTTGCCTTCGAAGCTGTCCCACAACCCCGCGGACTTGCGGATGTTGTCGTTGAGCTTCTCCACGTTCTGGGAGATGCCCTGCACGACGACATCGCAGTTGCCCGTGATGTTGAAGGAGTAGTTGAAAGAATAGTTGCTCATCGTTTACCCGGCTCCTCGTCCGAGGAGAATAGACGTCCTAAAAGTTCTGCGAAATTGCGCAGCCGTCGGCGCTCCAGCCATACGGCCTGCTGGTACAATGCGGCCCACTCTTCATAGGAGAGCGTGCCGGGGTCGATATGAAACGCGGCCCGGATCAGGGCGCACCCCTTCGGGATGGACTGTTTGTCGTCGTCCGAAAGGGCGTGCGCCCCTACAAGTTTTTTAACTCCGTATGACAGGTAGCGAACAGCTCACCCAGCGCCCCGAGTGCCGAGGTCTTGAGGATCGCGTCGTTCTGCACCAGCGGGCTGCCGCCGAGCCAGCAGTTCTTGAACATCACCTCGGCGCCCTTGAGTTCATCCTGTCGGCTCACGGCGCTGACGGCCGACATGGTATCCATCGACGGACGGCGGAAATAGCCGATGTGGTGTTCCCCGGCCATGTCGTCGTAGATATCTACGGCCACGACGCGGCCGTGGGCCTGCTTCCAAGACTGCCTCACTTCGTCCGTCACACCTCCGTCGAAGACGGGATACCCGGCACGCACGGCGGCCAATTCTTTCTGCTCTTGCTGTTGTTTGTTTTCCATAGTCGAAAAAAATAGGTCGTTTGTTAGGCTTTCGGCTGGCCCCACTCGATATGAGAGGGGATCAGCGTGAGTTCGATCTGCTGGTTCAGGTCGCCCTCCTTCCAATCCACCTTATTTTCGGTAAACTGGCAGTTGCGGATTTTGTCCGTCGAGATGATGCCGCTCTCGGGCAGGTACGACACCGTGATGTCGAAAGGTGCGATGTCCTGCAGGCGACCGTTCGGAGCTTGGCTTTGCAGGGTGACCACTTCACTCTTGTAAAGGGTGATCGAGGCCGTGGGAGTGATGCGTCCCCTCGAACGGGACACTGGATGCCGTCCGGCACCGTAGTTGTTCTGCACGTCCTGGCTGTCGCCGTATTTGATTGCGGTGATACCGACGAACGGCACACCGTTGGCCGCAGCGACAATATCGCCCCAACTGTACTCCACGCCGTTGATCAGCGGAATAGAGGTTGTAACGCTCATTGTATTCTGATTTTAGCGGTTAGACACTCTCGGCATAACCGATTTTCACTTTGATACATCGCACGACACCGACGCCGACAGGACGGATGACGATCTCGATTTCGGAGGTGGCGAGCACGTTCTGATCAGGATCGATCTCGGCCACGTAACCGCTCAGTTCGCCCGCCTTCTCCATATCCTCGAGGGCCTTCTGCGCCGTGGTCTGCAAATATTCGACGCTGTGCGTTTGCAGTTGCCCCGTTGATTTGTCTATGTACACATTCCCGCCCAGTTTCGGTAGCAGGTAGGTACGGATGCCCCGCACGGCCTTATCCATCGTGCGGACGTTCTCGATGTAGGCATAGTCGCTCGTGGCATCGTCCATCGTGTGCGAATCGTTCAGGTACGAGCCCGACAGTCCGGAGTAGGTCACGAAGAACAGGTAGCGGGCCGCATCGAGCGATTCGACCACAGCGCGGTCGAGTGCCGTAAGCAGCGTGCCGTCCCCGAAGGCGGGAACGTCGATGCCCGCGGGGAACTTCTCGATCCACGCGGGGGATTCGTGCACGGAAGCCAGAGAAACGATGCCGAGCAGGACGCCCAGCCCCGAAACGGAGGCTTTCGCCGTCGTGTTATCTTCGTCCGCATAGAGCGTCGCCCCCGTGGAGCTTCCGGCCTGGCCGATGATGACCGACACGCGCTCCTTGTCCCCTGCGACATCCGTTGGCAGAGATGCGACGGCCGCAACTTTCGGGGCGTAGAGGATACTCAGCGGCATGTCCTGCCCCTCAAGCGTCGCGGCGACACCCTGCAGGGCCGTAAGGCTCTCCTTCGAGAATGCCACGTCGCCTTCCCAAATGCCGAGTTGTCGGAGCCGACCTCCGGCGAAGTTCTGCATCTTCTTCGTATCGGCATAGGTGTTGGCACCTTCAGCTTTCGGGAAGATACCCACGTAGAGGCTGATGGCCGGATTGATGCGGAAGATTTCCGAGAGCTGGTAATGCACGAGGCGAATGCTCCACTCCTCGGCGTCAGCGGTGATTCTGAGCTTCTCGGCCGTTTCGATCTGCGAAATGGCCTTGATACGCTCCGTTTCGGTAAATCCCGACGGCAGCGTGTCCATGTAGAACATGATCCCCGAGATGTGGTCTTCGCCCGCCAGCTTGCGGGGAATGTTGCCGTTTGTACGTTCGAATGTTAAGGACTGCATCAGGCTTTGTTTTTTTGATTGATTACTTCGACAACGGTCGTGTCCTTGAGCGTGCGTCCGTAATTGACGGCGTCGCATCGGTTGAAGAAGGCCGTGCCGTCCGAGGCCACATGTACGGCCTTGCGGTCGGGGTAGCTGCGGAACACTTCGCGGGCGACGCGCTGCGCGGCACTCTCCCGCACGGTTCCGGAACCTCTGGCCGGAGTTTTCGTCGTGCAGGCCGGATCTTTTGCCGTAGCTGCCGGCTTTTTGTCCGAGGTTCTGTCGGAGGCTTCCGGGGCTTCGGAGCCCGAGAAGGACGCTCCGGCCTCCTCACCGGAGATATCGGTGGCGGGCGCCGTTTCAGCGGCAGAGGCCGCAGGTTCCGAAACAGCGTCGGCAGGAGCTTCAACGGTGCCGTTTCGATCGGTCTGTACGCCTTCCTGCGACACTTCGGTCGTGGCGGCGTTTTTCTTATTTTTCTGTGTCATTGTGAAATGTGGGTTTCTCGTTTCTTGAAAATACGATGCAGGCCATAGGCCATAGTCAATAGCCCGACGACGCACAAAACATACTGCCACCATGCGAGACCTCTGCGGGTCTTGATTTCGGTCGTCGCAGCAAGGCTCCCCTCACGGATGGAATCCGCACGGACGCGGAGGACTGTATCATTCCGGACCATCGCGCCCGCTGTTTCTCCGGCCGTGTGTGCTTCCTCCTGCCGGAACCGGTTCGTTTCTTTCTCGGAGTCGGCGGCAATCCGGCGTTCGGTAGTTTCGCACATCAAGGGCGGTTTGCCCGTCAGCGTGTCAGCCGGACGACTGGTATCGTACACCCGCATAACGATCTCCACATTCTCGGTACGTTCCCGCTCCCGCATCCGTTCGGCGGCCAGTTCGCAGCTGAGCGCCTCGTATAACCGTCGAAAAGCGAGACTGTCGTGAACTGCGGTCTGTTCGGCGAAGAATCGCTTCTGTGAGTTACTGTGCAGCTGTTCCGTCCTCGTCTCCATCCGCTTCATCGGCGAGCAGCTCATGGCTGACAGGACAATCGGCAGAGTGAGGACAGGCAGGAATTTTCTCCACAGCCCGGCGGAATTTATTGACATCATGGCGTAGGTTTTTGATCTCCGTTTTCAATGGTTTGACAATCTGTTCCAACAGAATTTCATTTCCCTGACGGACATTGTCGAGTTCTACACCCTGGTTGTCGGCCTGCTTCTTCGCTACGTCAGCCCGCAGGCTCTTGACTTCGGCCGCATATTTCTGTCGCGTGAATATCGAACCGAGCCACGCGCTCAACGGAGTGGCGACAATCGCCACAAGGGCAAGGATTACTTCTGTTGTCATTGCTCGATTCCGATAGTTTCCAGCCAGGTCCCGACGTCGAACGACGGGCAGGCTTTATGGACGGACGGAAGGTCGCGGTGGCCGACGATCCGCACCCCGGGGTGTGCCCCGTGGAAGTCGATAACGTAGCGTGCGAGCGCCTCTCTCTGCGCGTGCGTCCGGGTATCTTTCGGCGTCTTGCCGTCAGAAGCCACTCCTCCGGCGTAGACGATGTGCCGGGATACTCCGTTGTAGCCAGCCGCGCCATTCGTTATTTCCCACGGGTCCACGAAAGCGTCTTCGTTGTTCCCGACCAGCCGCTCTACCGTCCCGTCCAGGTGGATAAGGTCCGTATATCCTACCTGCTTCCAGCCCCGGCCTCCCTCCGAGGGCGGGGAGGTGTGCCACCGCCGGATGTCGGCGGCCGACACCTCGCGCCCTTCGGGGGTTGCGGTGCAATGGATAACCAGATATTGCAGAGCCTTTTTCATTGTGAAATTCTTTCGTAGATGCCTATTCCGTTTTTGCGCTTACGATCGCACCGAAACCCTCGTTGCGCAGCGGCAGACAGATCGTATAGGTGCGCATCGAGAAGAGATTGCGCTGATTCTCCGGGTCGCTTGACGCCTCGCGCAGGTAGGACTTCGTCGAGCCGTCGGCACGCATCGCACGCTTGGTGGTGAAGGCTACGGACGACTGGCGGTCGCTTTCGCCCACGACGGCGCCGTATGCTTTCTTCTTGAGCGTCGTCGTGTCGTAGTAAGGGCACTCGTCGTACTCGTAAACGTCGAAGCCGTACATCTTGGCGATCTTGCCTGTGGTGTAGTCGTACACCTGCTTCTCGAAGCGCTGATCGGTTTCCAGCAAGTCGGCAACGTGATCCGCGCATAGGACGAGAATGCGGCCCTCTTTGGGGATTTTCAGCTTGTCGAACTTCTTCTTGAGCGCCACGATGTCCGCGCGGGTCAGCTTCTTGCGTCCGTCGGCCGTAGCTTCTCCCGTCGTCACGAGAACCGGAGTCTTGTCCGTGTTCTCCGCAGGAGCCAGCGAGTGAATCGCCCGCGAATACTTCTTCTCGAAGAACTGATCCTTGTGCTTCTCGATCACCAGAGCCATCTTATCATAACTGATCGCATGGAGTTCGTCGTCGGTGATAGGCGTAGGACGCGACTGAAACTTGTCGAGTTCGACGGCCTTATCGCCATCCGGAAGGTCCTGCACCGTCAGCGGATAAGTCGAGTTATTGACCAAAATCTCGGGATCGGCACCCACATCGACGAAGTGGATCACGTCGTGCTTCACATAGGCGTCGTAGGAGCGGATGGCCTGATACCAGCCGATGCTCTCGGCCGACGTGCGGAACGCCTTGATAAGCTCCCCGGTCCACACCTCGGTGTAGATGCCGGCGCCCAGAGCACCCGAGGGCAGCAGGCCGCCGCAAAGCCCCGATGCCAGAGCAACGCCATTCACGGTTGCAACACCCGCAAGCGGGGTGAAGTCGAGGGCGCAGGCAAGCGTCGCTCCGATCGCGGAGTTGATGCCTATCGCCGTAAAGAGGCCCAGGAGGGCCAAAAGGATTTTTCTCATTCGTGGAAAAAATTAGAGTTAGTCGTTCATGAAGTCCGGGGCCACGCCGTAGTGGGCCTTGAACGCTTGGACGTACTGCGTGGGGTTCTCACGGCGCAGGGTCATCTTCTCCTCGTCGGAGAGCTTGTCCCAGGCGAGCGTCTGGTGTCCGTTTCCGGAACCCTTTTCGTCAATGAAGTCCGAAGGGCGTCGGGCGGGAGTCATCATCGAGAGCGTGTCGCGCAGCGTCTCGATGCCCGCCTTCTGGCCCAGCTCGAGCATCTTCGGTTCCTGGGCCTCGGTGATCAGACCTTTCTCGCGTGCTGCGGTGACGGCATCCGTGATACGGGCCAGCGTGAGTGTTTCGTTCTGGGTTTGCAGCGCTTTGATCGCGGCGGTCGCATCCGCTTCGGTCGCTGTGGGGGAAAGTCCCAGCGCCATTAAAATCTCATTCATCTGAAAAGTCGTGTTTTGGGGTTTGTCGTCGGGTTTGAGTAAAGGCAACAGGTCGTTGTCTTCGTCTTTTGCAAGGGTGAGCTGCTTGCCATCGTTATACAGGCGGACTTGCAAGGCGTCGTCGTTGGCTCCCACGTCCACGATGGAAACTTCGAAAAGTCTGGACCGTATGATGGTCGGGCGGGTCTGCCCCTGCACCAGGTATTGCGGATCGTCGGAACATTCGATGATGTCGATGCCCGCCGAAAGCATCCGCAGCGTACCGCGTTCCCATTTGGCGGCGATAACCTTCTCTTCCTCGGTGTCCTTGTCGATTTTCGGAGTTCCGAAAATTTTGTCTCCATCCACGCGGATATTCTCCATAATGCCGATAGGAATGTCCTCGCGGGAACCGCGCCGGTGCATGTACAACACGATGGGGTTCTTTTTGTACTGTTCGATGTCGAGCCCTTCGGTAAGGATACGGGTTCCATAAGCGTTCAGGGCGCTGGTGCTGATGACTGCTTCTCGTGCCATTCAATCGTTTTCGGCCCCGGACACCGCCGACACGCAGGTCGGCGGCGCGGATGGCCTCGGATGCAAAAAAGGGTTTGTTGCGGGGACAGGACTCGAACCTGCGACCTTGAGGGAATGAACCTCACGAGCTGCCGACTGCTCCACCCCGCGATTCTGGTGCAAAGATGCAATGTGTAAGTTGCAGCAACAATTAGAGTGTAAAAATCTTACACTCTGTTTTCTACACCCTTGTTTAAGGTGCATTTTTGTCCTGTCTAACGCCCCGTCGGGGGATCATTTCATTTTATGAATGGGTAAAAGAATAGCTTCCGAGCTGAAAGAGTTCGCCGAGCTCCTGTACATGCAGGGTACACCGCAGAACATCATCGCCGAGAAAGTCGGCGTCTCGAAAAACACCGTGAACGCATGGGTTACAACAGGATGTTGGGCCGAAAAGAAAATAGCGCAGTCGCTTACCCGCAAGCAAGTCGTGAACAATATCCTGCGCTCGATCAATAATGTCGCCGAGAATCTCGGCAACAACAAGGACATCACCGATATCGGAGGGACCAGCGACCGACTGGCCAAGCTCGCCGCGACGATCAAGACTCTCGACAAGGAGGTATCGGCCGTGGATTATATGGAGTGCTTCATGAATTTCGGGAAGTGGCTCGAGGGACGCTCGGAAATCGACCCGGAGGTTACACCGCAGCTCTGTATGACGGTGAACGACCTGCAAAACAAATTCGTCATCGAAACGCTCGGTGTCGGTAAAGGCAAATAACGATGGCTTCCAACATAACCAAAACCTTTGCCGAATGGCAGCGGTGGTGCCGAACCGTACAGGAGCGCACGCCTATTCTGCCTGAAGCTCCCGCCGAGAAGCAGGCCCGCATCCGCCGGGCACGGCGCGATTACAATTTCTTCGTCGAATATTACTTCCCGCATTATACCGACGACCCGGCGACAGGCAAGCATACCGCGTGCGCCCCGTTCCAGATCGAGGCGGCGAACCGCGTGTTCCGCAGCCGCAACTACAAGGGTGTCGAGAAATGGGCACGCGGCCATGCCAAAAGCACCCATTTCGACATCTTCATTCCTATGTGGCTCAAAATTCAGGAGCCGCGCGAGCTGAACGTCATGGTCCTTGTCGGCAAGTCCGAGGAGAATGCCAAGACGCTGCTCGGCGACCTGCAGGCCGAGTTGCAGTTCAATCGACGCTACATCGCCGACTTCGGCGTGCAGTACAACGCGGGCGACTGGCAGGAAGGCCGTTTCGTTACGGCCGACGGTTGCGCCTTCTTCGCACGCGGCCGAGGACAGTCCCCGCGCGGCCTGCGTTACCGCAGCCGACGACCCGACTACATCACGATCGACGACCTCGACGACGACGAGCTGTGCGAGAACGAGAGCCGCGTGAAGCGCCTCACGAACTGGGTAAAGGAGGCCCTGTTCGGTACACTCGACGGCGGTCGCGGGCGGTTCATCATGGTCGGCAACCTCATCAGCAAGAACTCCGTGCTGGCGGCGATGGCCCGCTCCAAAGGCATGCACGTCTCGCAGGTGAACATCCTCGACAAACAGGGCAATGTGTCTTGGGCGGCCAAATGGACACGCGAGGAGGTGCAGCAGATGGCGGACTTCATGGGCTATCGTTCTTTTCAGAAGGAGTTCATGAACAACCCGATCACCGAGGGCGCCGTATTCCGGCAGGAGTGGATTCGCTGGCGCGAGCCGCTGCCGCTTTCGAAATACGACTATTTGGTGGCCTACTGCGACCCGTCGTTCAAAAACTCCTCGAAAAATGACTACAAGGCCATCAAGCTGTGGGGCAAGGTCGGAACCGAGCTTCATTGCCTTGCGGCCTTCGTGCGGCAGTGCTCCGTCGCGGAGATGGTGCGCTGGTTCTACGACCTGCACGAGCGGGTGCCCGAAAACGTCGTGGTCGAATATTACATCGAGGCGAATTTCCTGCAGGACATCCTCCTCGACGAGTTCACGCGCGAGGGCAAGCTGCGCGGATACCAGCTCCCCATCCGCGCCGACCGACGCAAGAAGCCCGACAAGTTTCAGCGCATAGAGGCCATATCGCCCCTCTGGGAGCGCGGATTCGTATTCTACAACGCCCGGATGCAGCGCGACCCCGACATGCTCACGGCCATCGACCAAACCCTCTGCTTCGAGAAGGGGATGTCCGGGCACGACGACGCCCCGGATGCTGACGAAGGAGCGATCTACAAATTACAGCAGCACACCCGCGAACAGGCATTCGTGCCGTCGATCGGGCGCAGACACATATCATCGAAAAGACTATGGTAAAACTATTCAGGGCGCTGGTATTCCGGCACCGCCTCAAAAAACAGATTCGTCTGGCCGACGAACGCAAGCGCCGCACAGGAAAGAAGCAGTTCGTCATCAACCTCGGCGGCCGCCCGCTGTGCGTGTCGAAGGAGCACATCCGGCGGCTGGCAGCCGAAAGGTTTTATCGGCCTGGCGTGACGGTCGCAGACATTGCGGCCGCAGCGATCTATAAAACCAACTGACGAATGTTTCTCGAAGATAAGGACTACAAGGTCGTATGCACGGACGAGGTGCTCGATATCATCACGCAGAGCGATCCCGAAAATCGTATCCGGGCGGAATTGAGCGCACAAGAGGAGGCCGAAGGTTATCTGCGTTCCCGTTACGACACGTGCAGAGCCTTCGCACAGCAGGGCGCCGACCGCAATCCGATGCTTGTGCGTGTCGTGATCAGCATCGCCCTCTACTACCTCGGGCAGTCGCTGCCGCAATACATGGGGGACGAACAGCGAGAGGCAATGTACAACAACGCTATCGCATGGCTCAAGGACGTGCAGAGCGGAAAGGCCATGCCCGACCTGCCGCTCTATGAATCCGAAGAGGGTGAAGATATGCAGAATCCCGTGCGGTTCGGATCGCTTCCGCCCCGACGATACGGGTATTAAACACTTTTCAAAGACTTGTCAAATACCTATTGAATGGGTAAAAAGAAAATAGTTGCGGGCGGCGGATTCGAAGGCCGGACCTACGAGTCGCTGCTCATGGCCGCACGCGCTGCCAAGACCCCCGAGCAGAAGCGCAGCGTTCTCATACAGCTCAAACAGGTGACGGCCAACCTCACGCAGAAGGATATCGCCACCTGGCGCACGGCATGGCAGATGGCCATCAACATCGAAAACCCCAAACGTTCGCAACTCTACGACTGCTACACAGATGCCCTGATCGATCTCCACCTGACGGGCTGCATGGGCCAGCGCGACGGCAAGACCCTGCAAAAGAAGTTCGTTTTGCGGACCAAAGACGGAAAAGAGGATGCCGAAGCCAAAAAGATTTTCGAGCGTCAGTGGTTCGCTGATTTCGTGGGTTATGTTCTCGAATCCCGCTATTGGGGCCACTCGCTCATTCAGATGGGCGACGTAACGACAATCAATGGCGTCCGTTCTTTTACGGACGTGTCGATAGTGCCCCGCAAGCATGTTATTCAGGAGTTCGGCGTTATTGTCAAGGATGCGGGCGACGACCCTCAGCGAGGCGTGAGCTTCCGAACAGGACCGTATTCGAAATGGTGTATTGAAGTCGGGAAGCCCCGCGACCTCGGGCTGCTGCTCAAGTGCGTCCCGCAGGCGTTCTCGAAGAAGAACATGCTGGCATACTGGGATGTCTTCGGGGAGCTGTTCGGAATGCCGATCCGCATTGCCAAAACCAATGTTCAGACCGGATCGGAACGCAGCCGCATTGAAGCGATGCTCGAGAATATGGGAGCGGCGGCGTGGGGACTTTTCCCCGACGGCACGGATATCGACATCAAGGAGTCGAGCCGCGGGGACGCTTTCAACGTTTACGACCGCCGCATCGACCGGGCCAATTCCGAAATGTCGAAGGGTATCCTGAACCAGACGATGACCATCGACAACGGGTCATCCCTTTCGCAGAGCGAGGTACACCTCGAAATCTTCGAGAATGTCTGTGCGGCCGATGCCGCAATGGTCCGCAATATCGTAAACGACAAACTCATTCCCTTGATGCTCGAACACGGGTTCTCCCTCGAGGGGCTCAGTTTCGACTGGGACGAGGCCGCATCGTTCTCGCCCTCCGAGCGCCGCGAGATGGAACGCATGATCCTCCAGTCCTACGACGTGGACCCCCAGTATTTCATCGACCGATATAAGATTCCGATCACGGGAAAACGTTCGGACGGTTTTTTCGAGTAGGGGCTGATTCCGATAGCGGAAAGGACAGTCCCGAGCACAAAACCGCCACACACGCCGCGGGAACACCCAACTACGCCCTTTTCCACAGGGCGATGGGTGATCTGTACGACAGTGCTACGCTCGCCCTGAAAAAGGACGAAATGCCGCAATTCCGGCACGCTGCATTCGACAAAGCCGCACGGGCCGTGTACGAAAGAGGAGAGTTTTCGCCTGCGATGCTGCGCGACGAGCGTGTGCGGGGACTAATCGACGAGACGAACCGCGTGCTCTCATCCGCGCTTACCGTATCGCATGAAACGCCGCCCGAGCTCACGGCGGCACTGCGCAACAACGTCTTTATTTTTTCGGGACTGAAAACCTACCATTCGCTCTCGGAGGTCGGCCTGTCGCTCACCGATGAGGAGGGCAACACCAAATCCTTTGCCGATTTTCACCGTGACGTAAAGGCCATAGATGCCCGTTATAACAGCAACTACCTCTATGCCGAATACAACCACGCCGTCCATTCCGCACAGATGGCCGTGAAGTGGTACGACTGGGAGAAGGACGGCGACGAGTACGATCTGCAATACCGCACGGCGGGCGACGAACGTGTGCGCGAGGCGCACAGACAGCTCGACGGCGTAACACTTCCGCCCGGCGACAAGTTCTGGGACCGTTACCTCCCGCCAAATGGCTGGAATTGCAGATGTAACGTTGTGCAGGTGCTGCACGGCGATTATCCCCGCTCCGACAGCGACGCCGTAACGGTGATCGGCGACGAGTACACCCGTGACCTCAAGGCCCAAATGTTTCGTTTCAATGCCGGAAAAACGCTCACGATATACCCCAAGAAGCATCCATACTACAAGGCCCCTGCGAAAGCGAAACAGATCGTCGAGCAGATGTCCGCCGAGCTGCGAACGCAGCAGCAGGTCGTCGAGTTCATGAACGCATCCGAAGAACGCAGGGCATGGTTCGAACGCGGATTCAAGGCCTTACGGAAAGAGACGAATCCGCGGAATAACGGCAGTACGGATTGCGCAGGAACGATTTGGATGAACAAGGATCGACTCAAGCACGTACTTTCCGGGCTGACTAAATTGCGCCAGCAGAGTGAAATATCCTTCGACGAGGCCGATGCGCTGGCAACCTTCTGGCACGAGATCACGCACAACCGGAATAAGCGGGGAAATATCAATATGACGGCGCTGCAAATTCAATACATGGAGTTGGCGAACGAGTTCGTTGCCCGAAAAACATTGCCGGAATTTTATAAAGCCGTGGGAGGCAAGATGCAGCATCCCGAGTTTATGAACAATCGCAGTTCGACGGGGTACAATCGGTGGGTCCGCAACTATTGCAAGGCTATCGAACGGACCGGAGCAGACGCTGACAAGGTACTGGAGGCCGTGCGTGAACATCTGTTTACACAGTCTTACGACGACCAGAAAAACGGATTGATAAACGCCTTGTTGCAAGGCGGTGCGCATACGTCCTCCGGAACAAAGATCGGGAAGCGGACATGCAGCGAAATCGTAAGAGAAAGTTTATGGTATTCCGAGGAAGGATTTGAAAAGTATTTGGAATCGCTTATTCGTTGAAAATAGCTCGGTACTCCTGCGCAAATTCGGACCTGATAGCCGTTACGAGCTCGGGGTCCTTGCAAAGTTCGGCAAAGGCTATGAACGTAATGACTCGGTTCTGCTCCGAAGCCGGTGCGTTTTCCGGACTCAAAGTGCGCAGAAAATCCTCTTTGTCGGCCTCGCTGTGTCCTTCGATAATTGCATCGAGAACATCAGGGTCGTCCGTAAAGTCGAGGAACGTCTTGCTCCGAAGTTGTAAGTTGTCGTTGGCCATTGGACAGAGATGCATTTTCGCAAAAGTAATATTTTTGAACTTAAAAAACAAAACAATGCCTAAAAACCGAAGTATCGTGCCCCGTGTGTTGAATGATATGCGAGTGAAACTTGCTGAAATGTTCGACGACAATTTCCGCAGGCAGGGGTTCTTCGGCGACAAATGGACGCCAAAAAAGGTGCTCTCAAAAGGTGGCAGCACGACAATTCTAATTGTTACAGGCGCCATGCGCCGTGGAATACGGGCCTCCGTACAGGGCAATGGGGTTGTCTTTACATCCGACAAACCCTATGCCGCTCTGCACAACGAGGGAGGACAGTTCCGACAAAACGTCCCGGCGCATTATCGCAGTCGCGCCGGACGGCGATACCGTGTCCGGGCGCATACCCGGACGATGAAGATGCCCCAGCGTCAGTTTATCGGCGATCACGAACGGGTGCGGGAGGCGATCACGGCGATCATGACCCGCCATCTCGAGCGCGTTAGCCGCGACCTTACCAAAATCACACGGATATGAGAAAGACCCTTTTTCTGACCCTTACGGAGCGTCTCGAGCAGGTCGTATGGATCGACGGCGTGCCGACCTTCGAGCCGGATGCCGCGAAGCGCGAGGGCTGCAGGCGCGTGTTCCGGCACTTCGACCTGTGGAACGAAAATATTCCCCAGCTCGTCAAACAGCGGCCGTTCCCCACGCCTGCAGTATTTTTCGAGTTCGAACCGCTCCGCTGGAGCTATGCCGGGCAGCGGGTCCGGGAGGCCGACGTCGTACTGCGCCTGCACGTCATCACGGCGACCGTGGCCACGTCCGAAGCCGGGAACAGGTACCGGAACAAGGCCCTCGAGCGATTCGACATCATCGATGCGCTCACGCAGGCCCTGCTCGGATTCTCCTATGACGACGGCCTTCGCCAGGCCGGAACGATGCGGGCATACGAATCCGAAACGGATCACGATCACGGGGAGGTCTGCGAGGACATTGAAAGCTGGGTGACACATTGCCGCGACGCCTCGGGGTGTGATCTTCCCCAGCCGACGACACAGCCCTTGCGCCTCGGGATCGGTGCCCCGAAGTAACGAACAACCCCCTGCATCATGGCAGGGGGTTGTCGTTGAATAGCGAGAGTTGCTGCTTTCGTTCCCGTTCGAGGCATTCGGTCTCCTCGGCTCTCTGAAGTTCACCGGGCGGAGTGGAAACGTAATTGAGGAACGTGCGGTAACACATCGGGTACTTCGGATAGACATGCTGTCTCCATACCGCTTTGTAGCATTTTCTCAACACACCCGATTCGTAATGCTGGTTTACGATGTCACAGACCAGCTTGATGCGTCGCAACGTGTTGATATTCCTTTTTCCACCCTTTTTGCCCATTCTCCGAAAAAATCGCTATCTTTGTCAAAACTTCGACCTTTCGACTCGTTAGCTGATTTTTTCGGCGACGGGTCTTTTTTATTCCGTCTGTCCGGCGAAAGGCTCGATCTTCACCGTGCCCTCGTTTACCTTCCAGACGCGGCCCCGGCCGTCGCAGACCGGACAGGGACGGGTCGAGCGGCCTGCCTTCGGCGACGATCCGTCCTCATGTCCGAAGACGTACTCCTCGGCAACATAACCCCGACCGCCGCAGTTGCGGCACAGTTCGACGGTCGTCCTGCGATACTCCCGCGTCTTTTCCATTCGGCCTAATCCTCCTTCTCCTTTTTGGGTTCGACATAGAACGCCTCGTCCTGATCGACATAGACGCCGCACTTGGTGAACAGCTCCGCCATGCCCTCCTCGTCCCGGTCGGCGAGCATCTTGTCGCGGGCGATCTCCTCCGTCAGGCGGATGTACTTCGGCAGGAACGTCTTCACCAGCTCCAGCACAGCCGCCCACGTGAAGCCCTTGCGGTTTTTCAGTTTCGGGGTTCCCGTGCGGAATCCGATAATACCGTGCGTCGTTTCCAGCGACCGACGCTTCGTAAACAACACTTCACGCTGTTCTGTGGCGAACACCTGCATCACCTCGAAGGCTTCGCGCTTCTGGCCCTCCAGTTCCGCCAGACGATCGGCATACTGCTCGCGGATAGCGACGAACTGCCGATCCATTTCAGCCGTGATGCTCTGGGCCTCGGCGTCAGCCGTGGCGTAACGTCCGAATGCATCCTCCATTGCCTCGCGCGTGACGCCCGAGATGATGATCTTCTTTTCTCTCTTTGCCATAAAATTTTCTCTTTTAATTGTTGTCCGTTTACCTTTTTTGTCCGAGGTCCTCCGATCCGCAGATCATTCAGCAGCGCCCCCAGTTCCGTGAAATGGCAGGCCGTTTCCCTCACGGCATCCGCATAGCGCAGCAGCGCCTCGCTCATTCGTTGCGCTCGCCGCATACGATACCATCGAATTTTATCAGAACATCATGGGCACGTTTCATCGCAGCTTTCTCGATCAGTTTAGCCAACAGAGAGCGAAATTGCGAATTATCGGAAAATAATTTCTTCAGCCCGAACTGAAGGGCGCGGGAATTGCCGCCGAACAATCGGCCTCCCGTGTAGGTTTTTCCATCCTCGTTGATGCGGTTGTAGATCAGCAGTATGCCACAATCGTTCTCCACATCCGGATTGTCTTTCGCCATCTGATCGAGTGCTTGTGCGAGCGACCGTATTTGCTTGATGTAAGCCGCCGAGTACATTTTGGGGGACTCGGACGCCGCAGCCTGCGGCGCCGCAGCATCCTTGCGGACCAGGTTTGCCGGGTGGTACTCTACAGCGTAGGTCAGTCCCGTCTGAGGATCGAGGACGTTTACCGCCATCGCATTGTACCGGAATCGAGTTCTTCCCGGGTTGTGTAGTTTTATAAACGATCTCTCATAGGGGGCCGCGATGATTTTGTACTCCACACCGTCGAGAAGGGTTTCGTGATCCGTTTTAAGGCATACGGCCTTTGCGTCGCGCGGCACGTAGCCGCAGCCGATAATTGATTTCTGTCCCATTGTCGTTGTTATTTGATGATTCGTTTCGCTTCGTCGTCGTATTCCATACGCCACATGTCGCAGTCGATCTGGTGAAGGTGGAATCCTTCCGGAGTGGCCTCGCGTGCCCATTCTTCGACGCGATCCGCGTCATTGAGTTTGTCCGAGGAAACCTCGGCCGTTCTGATCACATCGCGCTTGTCCGGCGCGATAAACGGGTTGTTCGCCCGCCAGGTTACTTTTACTTTCATGTTATCTATTGGTTAAAAGGTTGTTGTTCGTTCTTTTCAGTTGATTGCCCGTCCGATTTCCGGGGGGGGGGGAATTTTGCCCCGCGAGGAATGCGATCGCCGAGCTGCGGCGGCTGAACTGACGCCGGGATCCGTCCGGGAGGTGCACTTGATACTTGATCATGGGATAGAAACCGTGTTTTCCCGTGCGACGGGTCACATAGCGATACAAGCGTCCGTGGCCGCCATACAGCAGGCCTGCGTCGATAAAATCGTCGCTCCGGAATATCGCCTCCACTTCCCGGAATGCGGCGAACGGTTCGGCCGACATTTCCGTATCCGACCCATCGTTCTCTATCAGTTGCGGGAAGCGCTCGATCGAGCAGGTTACGCGGTATTTTTGCGCATAGAGGATCGCTTCCGTGCGCAGCGCTCCGAACACATAGAAAAGCAGCGGGCGCTCTCCGGCCTGTTCACGGGCGAGCAGGTCGAGTTGGAACGCCTCTGGACGACGGCACAGCGACTCCAGCACGTCGGACAGCACGTCATCCGCATACGGGAGAATGCCCAGGAAGGAGCACCAGCGCCGGGAGCCGCGCCGCCAGTCATCGTAATAACGGCTGATGTAGGGCGTCAGGGCAGGAATCATATCAGCAGGCAGTTTGGCGGCTCGCACTCTGCGAATAGATCGCCATGCTTACCAGTTCGTCGATTGTTTTCGAATCCTTCTGTTTGTTAAGGAAGGTGTTGTAGAGGTTGCGCAGCCGCTCGGCCGGAATCTTGTTGAAGCTCTCATAGCGTGTAGCGCGGCAGGCGATCGCTTTGATTTGCGCGATATTCTCCTCCTTGCCCTGCATCCGCAGCCATCCGCCAATGGCGGCGATGGCCTGCTTGCGCAGGCGGTCCATCTTCAGCGCGTCCCGATCCAAACGGCGCTCCAGTTCCCGGCAAATGGCCAACAAATCGTCGTTGCCGATGTCCGCCGAACTCTCCACGCCGTACCCTTCGATGATCGTCTCTTTCTCCTCGGCCGACAGATGCAGTCGGCTGCAAAGGGTGTGAAACTGCCGCAGCAGCCACTTTTTCTGTTTGTCCATGATATTTTGTGCCATATTTTTGAGTATTAAAGTTCTGCTCTATATTCTGCGGCTCCCTCTTCCCAGATCGTGAAGTCCTCGCCGCCTTCGCCCTTTGTTCGGTCCTCGTAGCGCGTCGTCGTGAAAACCTTGTACCCCTCGACGTGCATCTTGATATCCGAGAGTTTGCGAATTTTTTCGGCCAAAGCGGGTGACGGGTTACCCCGGTCGTCCTCGTGCGCCAGGAAGATGAACAGCTTGTTCGGGTAGTCGTTCATCAGCTTCTGGTAGTCCGCCAGCCGCATTCCGACCAGGCAGATCACCGAGTCGATGATGATCACATTCGGACTCTTGCGCTTCGACAACCGGTCCCGCAGCTCCGGGAGGGATTCCTTGTCCAGAAAGATCACTTTCGAACCCGCTGCCGCCATGTCCACGCGCTTCCAGGCTTTCTGCATCGACAGCGACAGCCCCTGTTCGAGCGAATCGAAAGCGACCTTATCGACGAATCGTGTCAGGTATTTGGCCAGCTGCAGCGCGAATGTCGTCTTGCCACTGCCCGACTTGCCGAAGATCAGCCACGACCCTTTCAACTCGGGACGTCCCAGCGCCGCCTTGAAAGGCCCGTCGAACGGAGCCGGAGCGAATTTCGCATCCGCGACATTCTTATTGCTGATCGCCTTACTCATTCGAACACAGTTTAATCATTGTTTGAAAGCCGTTTTTTCTCTGCATGCACACGCCGCTTGACCCGGCGCAGGTCGCACTCGCTGTCGTCGATGATCTCTTCGATCGTCGCGCGGTCCGTAATTCCGTTCGCCACGCAAACCGCCGCGATGTCCTCGCCATTCACCACAGGCATCGGGATGAACTTCCGGCCCACGCGCGAATAGATTTCCTTGTACCCTTTGCGGTTGGCCTTCACCCCGCGTGTGATGCGCTTCTTGAGGTAGTCCGTGGCGCAGATGATGATCCCGCAATGGTCCTCCAGCTTGTTGTAGAGCGAGATGAAGAAGTAGAGCACCTGGTCGCTCAGCTTATCGGCCTCGTCCAGCACGATGATCGGCGTGGCCTTGCGCTTGAGCGTCAAAATGGCTTCCGACATCATCTCGGCGACCGTGCTGCCCGTGGCCTCGACACCCATCGCCTGCAGCAGCTCCGTGAGGAACTGCTTGCGGTTCCAATACTCCGAGCACGACAGCGCGAACACGTCGCGGTGATGACGGGCGTAGTATTCGATCGCCTGCGACTTCCCGCACCCGGCATCGCCCGTCACGGCCAGCACCAGCGCGTTCTCCTGGGCATCGGCGAGCAGCTTGTACATCCGGTTGTAACCCTCGGTCTGGACGATGATCCATTGCCGGGCGTCGTAGCCGATCTGCGCAGCGACATTGCGCCACATTTCCTCGGTGATAAGCTCCCAGTTACCGTTAAGCATCTGCGAAAGCGTCGCAGGGCTTACGCCCTTGAGCGTCGCGGCCGCCTTGTTCTGGCTGCCCTTGTTCTCGCAATACTCCTTCAGACGGGCGGCAATGGCTTGTTTTTCGGTTGTTTTCATATTAGTAAAGATTAAATATCGACTCTTTTTTTCCGGCCGAAGGCATCGGCGCAACCTCTTCGGCCGTTTTGACTTCCAGGTTCTTCACATCCACGGGCGGCAGGCGCCGGGGTTTGCGTCGCTCCTGCTGCAGGCGCTGCTTGTGCTGCCCATTCGAATCGGATATAAGCAGGCGGGCAAGCGTATTCTGCAACTGCGGATTATCTTTGATGAGATTCGTAGTCGTTTCCGAGGCGCTGCCTATTTGTCCGAGCAAATCTTTCCGCAGGCCTCCGTTGAACTCGGCGACGCGCGAAAGCTGGCGCACATCCTCTTCGGTGCGCTCGATTTTGGCCATCGGCTGCACGTATTTGCTCTCGAGCAGGAACTGCAGCGTCCCGTCGTCATTGACGGCAAGCACATGGTCGAGGTTATCCGGGTCGTACTTCACATTCCAGCGCACGTGTGCGTATTGGCGGAACCGAGGGTCGAAGCAGTCGTAGGAACAGCGGGCGCCGAGCAGCTTCACGTTCAGACCCGAGCCCTCGAGGGCATTCTTGTAGCCCGTTTCGTCGCCGAAGTGCAGAAGCTACTGCAATCAGGGGAGGCAGCACCTTGTTCAGAATAGGAATAAACAGATTGCCAAATGCCTGTGAAGCCTGTTCCAGCTGTGAACGCAAAATTCGTAACTGGTTAATCGGGCTGTCAAGCTCTCTTGCCATTGCTCCTTGCACCGTTGTCAGCTGCGTCATCATAGCGTGATAACGCAGCTGCGCCTTTTCAGCCTGATTCATGCTAGAAACGCTCTTATTGATGCCTAAATTGACACGCTCTTGCTCCAAATATGTATCAGACAGATCAACAGAGAGATTTTTTGCCGCCTCGCTTAAATCGTCCATTTCCTGCTGTAGACGGGCAGCAGACAGGTCGTAGCCTAAATTT